TGACTCGTGCACAAAATATTTATCAAACTTTTTTTTCATATCGTAATTATTTAGTTTTATAATTATTGTACTTTCAATTTTTCGACAATACTGTCCGATGCAAAATTTTTGTATTGGACTTGTATTTCTTTATCAAGTTGCCTGTGTTTCTCAGACAATGACTCTAACCTATTTTTAAGACTTATTGATGTAGACATGATTACTCCTTATAAACTATCTCCATTGAGGACCATACATCCAAGAAACTAATGTAAGTCTTGAACCTGATTTTACTGGTGCAACAGAGTGCGGTAAGAAACTTGGAAATATTACAGCATCGCCTTTTTGTATTTCCATTACTTCTCCCATAATTTCTAATTCGCCACCTGTAAAATCATCTGTAATAAGAATAGACATGCTGAGCTTTCTCACATCATCTTGTGAATAAAATACATCTTGATGTAAATCATAATTGCCAGCATCTTCTTCTCTATACAATATTAACTGGCTTTCAAACTTGTTATTTGTCTCTACATTTTCATAGTATTCAAATAATGGTTTTACAACTGCTTCTTCTAGGGAATGAGAGGACATACTTTCTGCCCAACATCTACGTACTGTAGAAACTGCCTCATTGTTTATTTGAGCACGTTTCCATTCAATTGGTATTTCTATTAAGTGGTCTAAAAAACTTTGTGGTACTGCATTATGAACTACTAATGGTCTCATTCTATTACAATGTCTTCCATACCAGCAGTTCTCAGCCTTGTGATATGACCTATTTGCCATTGCTTGGTATCCAAACCTTTCATAACACCTAGGTATTGATTTCGCAATAGGGCATATTGGTTTGCTAGGTGAGTTAGAGTAATAACACTATCCTCACCATCTACAAACTTTTCTGCATCTCTACTGCTAAGTTGTCTGTTATAACTTTCGAGATATTTTCTAAACACTTTACTGCGTTCTCTGCGTAACTCAATATTCAAGTGTTCAAGAATTGCTTCAATCTCTTGTAATTGATTAAAGCGATGTTCTGTAATACCAGGAAGGGCAGAACTAGATCGTTCTAGACTGCCCTTAATCCTGCATTCATACTTGGCTTCATGTAATTCATTTTCAAAGTATTGTATAGAATCTACAATAACTCCTAGATCGTCAACAATTTTATTATACCAAGTACTCATAGTTTTTTACCATTCATCTCCATCTTCATCGTCGAATTCGTCATCAAGTCCTTCATCGTCATAAAAACTTATAATAGCAGTTTTCATAACTTTGTCAAACTCATGTTTATAAATTTCGATTTCGCTAATGTCGATAGATTCGTCAAATAGTCGTAGCATACTATCTGCTACATGTAGGCGGTCTTTAGCAGGAATGTGAGGTTTCACTAATTCCCAAGACTCGCTTAAAAGTGCAACTTCAGGACTCATCAATTAACTCCTCAGATAAATCGTCATAAGTGTCAAGGTCTTCATCATCTACTGCTTCTTTTTGTGCAATAGGATTTTGCCCCCACTCATCTATAATTACCTGAAGTTTGTCTCCTGTCCAGCCTTTTCTGAACTCCTTTATTTCCTCACCTGTTACAGGCGAAGTATAAAGCAGTTTGTTGCCAACTTTTTCTACAATACCTTTTGCTTCTAGCATTTCCAATAGGCCACTATATGGATCCATGCCAAACTCATATGGTATTTTAATTTGAACACCTTCGAACGGTTTACTGTATCGTGACTTCATCACTTTACAAGCGGCTCTAATACCTTGCACTGTAGAAGTTTTGTTACCATCTTGATCCTCTTTTAATTTGAGTTTCTTCATAGCAACAACAATACTACTTGCGTATATAAAGCCTTGTCCACCACTGATTTTATCGTCTGGGTCAAACATATCCTGTGATGCGTATGTGTGATTAGTTGCGATCAATGCTATAGGGTAAGGTGCAATCTGGTTAACAGTGTTTCTAACCAAGGCTGTCAGCGCCTTAGGTTTTCTACCCATATCACCCTTCATGTCACCTTTTTGGAATTGATCAACATCAGTTGGTGTTAACAACATTCCTAAACTGTCAATTACAAAAACAAGTTTAGGCATTTCGTCGTATTCCAGATCTCCATAATTAGACTTGTAGTCTTTCATGAATTCAGAAATGGCTTTTGCTACATCATCAATCATGGAAACTGAAATACGCAATAGTTTTTCTGGACTTGTATCAACATCAAGTGCTTGTAGCCATTCTTCGTCGAGTGCGTTCTCTGAATCGAACAACACGACTTGACAGCCCATTTCTTGTGCTGATTTAACAAGGTTACCAGAACATATAAAAGATTTACCAGAACCTGACTCACCTGCGAACACACTGACTTTTCCTAATGGAATACCTTTGTTGAAATCGTTAGATATCAAATAGTTTAGTGTGTAGTTGCCAGTGCTGATCCAATCCTTAGGATCGAAAAAGCCAGCACTGATGCCTGTGATGCTTTTAGTCAGTCCAGTTCTGAACTTGGTTAAGTCAAAAGGTTTCTGCATGTTAACTCCTTAGTTTTGTCTAGAACGAATCATGCTAAGAATGTCCTCAGCAGATTTCTTACCAGCATCTCCTTCTGCACTTGGTGCGGCAGGAGCAGGACTAGGAGCAGGAGCAGGAGCGGCCTCAGCAACTGGTGCCGGTGCAGGTGTACTTTCTACTACTGGTGCAGGAGCAACTGGAGCCGGTGCCGCTTGTGCAGGAGCACTAGTAGCCGGTGTTGCTGTGCTTGGAACTTCTACGCCATATGGCTTATAAAAGTTACCCCATTTAGCAGGATCATACAAATCTCCTTCAACACTTGCGTGGAACATTTCAGCAATGGCTTGATAACCTTCTGCTGTAGGTTGTGCAGGCAAGAAGTCTTTCAAGTTGAACAATCCATGTTGATCGATTGCCGCAAGTTGAACTTCATCTAATGCACTTTCTTTACGTGCCCACTTTGAAGTTGAATAATCTGCATACTGTCCTTTTGTGGTTTTAGTAATTCTAAAGTCAGTACCATTAACGTAATCAGTTGGAATATTTTCCATATCTGGATCCATCAATGATGCTTTGATAATGTTAAAGATTTGAGGGGAAATTACAAATCTACGAATAGGGTTTTCTGGGGACTCTTCTGACAGAGGATTCTCAGATACAAAGCCTTGGAAAATGTAAGATCTTTTCTTCCAATACTTTCTACCCATATCTTCTAACGAAGCATCCTTAAACCATGGACGTACCTCAGTGAGTACAGGACAATTGTCACCATACATTTCACCACACGGTACCTGAACAGTTACAGGTTTGTTTTCGCCACCAACAACACCTGGGAAGGTGAGTCGGATCATTTGACGCTCTACCCAAAAGAACGCATTGTCAGTATCAGAGTCAGGTAAGAATCTCAGCGTCGCTGAAGTACCTTCGTCGATATTCCAATGTGGGTAAATTGCTTTGTCGCTCTGTTGTGAGCTGTTGGATCCAGGCTTGGATTCCATTTGTGCTAGTTTCGCACGGATTTCATCTAATTTAGAAGCCATAATGTTTTCTCCTTATATGTGCCATGTTTTGCCATGTTTGTAATGCGACATGCATTACTGCTTTTCTATTATAGTGCCTAGATAGAAGAAAGTCAACCTTTTTGTTAAACTTTTTTCTAACAATGTTATTTATGAAAAAACCGGCATAAGCCGGCTTTTTCTGGATCGTTTAATAATTAAAGTATATCAAACTGTTCTAAAAACTTCTCATACCTAGATTCTGCACTTTCTGCTACACTGCTCTTGGTACGAGGTTGGTTTGCACTTAGTAGACAACTTTTCACAGTTGAATACTCAAACTGATTAAGAGAGTTGCCTCCGTACAATTTCTTACTGATACCGTTTAGATAATTTCCTAGCATTGCATCTTTAGACGCTATACTCATTTGTCCTACTTGATATCCTAGTCTTGCATGTGGTGTAGTAAAATCTAAACTGTCATTTTCACTGATTAAATCTTTCAGGCCACTAAACGATTCATTAGCGATTGCTTCTTGTATTCTACTTTCAAATGACTTTCTTCTTGCCATAGCATTTTTAATACTGTCTACTACATTTGATACTCTATCATCAAAGTGTGTTTCAGTAAACTTGCTTTCAAGATCTATATCATCTTCTAAAATTTCAACTGAATTACGATATTCAACTTCGTTAACAGTACTTGCATAAGTTTTAGTACCTGCAAGTTTCTTGAATGTGTTTCTAATTGATGATATATTTTCTAATGCAATGTTCACAATATCTTCATTACTTTCATTTACTAAATTAGCAGTTTTAACATATCTAACAAACTCTTGTAACTTACGATATTCTTGTGCCATTTCGGTAATGTTTGAACCTATTGAATCAAACATTTCACCACCTTTTTGTATATGGCGAGCCATTGCTCTAGCGGCGGCTAAATTATTTTCAGCCATCTTAAATTTTTCATCGCCACGTTGGATAAAGACGCTGTGTATATTTCTACTACGAGCACCTCTGATTTCTTCATTGACTGGCTTTTTGTGTTTTACCACAATCTTTACATTATCGAGTCCTTGATAACTTGTTTTGGAACTGCCAGTCATTGCACCGAAACCTTCCATTACATCTGCCATATCTTTCTCCGATGACTGAGATATATCTATTTTCTCAGCCTTTGGTTTAATTGTTTTATTAAAAATTCTAAAATCGAATGTTAATAAAAAATCATTTGCTAATTCTTTGAGACTATTTCTCAATGCATCATGTTCTACAGTTTCACCTACTGCAAGAGCAATTTCTCTTGTATTAGGATCTAATCGAACTAACAAATTTGGTTCAGCGACTGCAAATCTTGTGCCTTCTTGTGGATCAGTAACTAACTCTCCGTCTTTGTTAAAACTTTTCACCACATATCCTTTACCTTTCAGTAAATTGAATATTTTTTCTGATACCAATCCTGTGTTTACAGCCATTGAA